AATTCGGATATGTTTTTACTTAAAGATCTATCGTTAAACGTTAATCTTCCTACTTTAAATTCTTTTTTGTCTTTTGCCCAGATATTTAATAAAGTTCCAATAGTTAATCCCTTATATACTTGAACATAAAAATTTCTTAAATCAGAATAATTATGATAGTATTTTACATTGTCTGGACCAAACTCACACCATGCATCTAAATAATCTTGATCCTTCCATCTTTTTTGAGTTGAATTTAATAATGAAATATCATTTATTAATTGTTGCTTTGTTTCATATTCCTTAACCAAACAACTTATGTTTTTGTTTTTTTTATTCAATAAAAATCCTTTTAATAAATGCTGACCATCTACTATTGATTTAGATTTTTGATTAGGTATCTTTGATAAGTCTCCTATAATTGGAAGTCTTAACATGCCTATCTCATCTACACTTTTTGCTAAAGTTTTAGCGTGCTTTAAAGATATACTTCTATTAAAGTGAAGTAGGTTTTGTGGCATTAATAATTGCTCTACTTCTTTTCTGTTTAAATTTATTGTTTCTACTTGTTTCATTTTTATTGTTTTAATTAAACTCATTTAAATATCTATTCTCTATTTCCCAGTTGCCTGCATAGAGTTCAAAGGTAGTTCCATCCTTTCTTGTTCTGATTGTACCTTTAGGATAATAGTTACCCTTTTCTTTAAACTGTTCTTTGGTTACCCATCCACATACTGTAAGAACTTTAGTAAATCTATTTATGGAAGCAAATATAAAAGCATCAGCAATATATCCTATTTGTGTGTCTAGGACATTATTTACATAATAGTCTTTAGGATCTACTTTTCTTTCCATACACTTTACATCTGCTTTGTAACCATTCCAATCAATATCATATCCTCCATCAAATCCTCCGAGTCCTGTCATTAGTTCTATACCTAGATAGTCTCTTATGGTGTTTTCTCCTACTATTCCTATGTATTGATTTCTCTTGTTGCCATCTGCGAATCCTCTCATACCGAAGTTAGTTCTCTCTACCAACTTTTTACTGTAGGTGATTATTTCTTCGTTAAGAGATATTTGCAACATTAGTCTAGCAAGTTGTTGTTTTCATATTTTCTTTTAAGTTCTTCGTATTGCTTTTTAAGCATAAGATAATTATCTACTAACATCTCTAGATTGTATTCTAGTTTTTTATCTAGCTTTTCATACCCTAGATACTTTGTAAACTTTTCTTTTATTTTATTATAGGTGTTTAGTAATCCTTCATCTTGCTTTAACCAATATGGAAAAGCTTCTGAAGCATGCAGTACTGTTGCGTGGTTTTTATTTACTGTTTTACCTATTTTTAAATAAGTCATATTAGTATACTTACGTAGGAGTTTATAATATATTCCTCTTGCTTCAACAAAGTCTCTGTCTCTACACGTTAAAACTTCTTTGTTTTCTAAATCAATATTAGTCTCTTCCTTTATTATTTTTTTTAGTTCTGATGTAATCATAGTTGTAATATTTGTTTTCGTTTATTGCTTTTAATATTCCAGCACACGCTTCATAGTTTTCTAAAGTTTCATAAAGCTTTATAGCATTTTCAAGTTCTTTTTCTGTTGAACCAGCTGCTATATCCATTAGTGCCATTAGATAATACTTTTCTATTTCATCATTGTAGAGTTCCTCGTAATACATATTCATTTAATTCTGATTCTCTTTTTACAAAGTATTCTTCAAATGTTTTAATTGCTCTTTCTAATTTCTCTTTACCAGATAAGTAAAAACTTTCTTTTGCATCCCACATACCCAGATCTCCTTTTGCTTTATCTATTGCAAAGAAATAAAACTTATCATAAGATACATTAAATAATTCACAATAAATATAAAGCTGTACGTCATATGAATATTTCTTGGCTGAATAAGGAAATGCTTTTACATCTGCTGTGGTCTTTAAATCTGCTATAAAGCCATCCCCTAAAATATCTGCCTTGCCTCTGAAAGGATAACCGTGTAACATTCCTATAGCTGGTATCTCAAACTCTGCTCCTCTTGTCATTCTTTGCCACAGATCATTCTGGAGTAAAGCGTCTACTGTATACATTGCTTTGTCATAGTCTTTTCTTGTATATACAAATTCATCTGATCCTACCTCTGCTACTTTCTCTGTGTATTTTTTTGTTCTTGCTGATTGTACTTCTACTATGTGTACTAGACTATCTATCTTGTCTGGTTCTAATGCTGCTAAATGTATAAGCCTTCCTGCTTTAAAAGCTGGGTTGTCTGACTTAAAGTTTAAACTTCTAGCATACGCTTTAGGACTATCCATTAAATACTTTATAGAAGAAGAACTCAATGCTGTTCTTCCTAGCTCACCATAGTAAAACTTATCGTCATCCATTTTAGGAATTAAATCTTCTGGTGAATATTGTTTTCCGTTTAGTAATGTTATTATATTATTCATAAGCATATCTAATATTATTAAGTCTAATATAATGTTTTTATAATTCTTTCTCCAACTGCTTTTACTACATCTACAGTAACCGCATTACCTATCATCTTATATCTTTGAGTATCAGAGTTATCTTCTGCAAGTGTCCAATTATCAGGAAATCCTTGTAATCTTTCACATTCTATTGGTGTAAGCCTTCTGATTTTATTTACAATTGGAACAGTTACGCTTCCTGTTGAATTAGCTCTATTTCCTGCTGTCAATGTTGGGCTATCTCCATCTTTTCTCTCTCTGTAACCTTCATCGTTTCTGTAATCTCCTATAACCGCTTGGTGGCAATGAGTATCTAAAGTTTGTGCCACACCTTCACCTGCTTCTTCATATCCTGAAGCTATAGCAGAGGGGACTTTTATTTCTTCTTGTGCATTGAGTTCACGTTCAATAATGTAACTTCCGTTTCCTCCTGCTTCGTATCTTGTTGTAAGTGTACAGGTGTTTCCTTGTTGTCTTTGTAACTTAATATTCTTGAAACAATTTTCTCCGATAGGAAATACTTGTCCTTTACTTTTGTTTGGAGTATATCCGACAAGGTAGATTCTCTCTCTATTTTGGGGTAGAAACCACTTTGTATTAAGCAGTTGCCATTCAAGTCTATAACCCCCAATGTTGGCAAACGTTTGCAGGATTGCTGCAAAGTCTTGGCGATTGTTTGATGAGAATGTTCCTTTAACATTTTCCCAGATAAAAAAATCTGGTCTGCATTCTTCGATAAGCCTAATTGCTTCAAGGATAAGGCTTGATCTACTTCCTTCCATACCTTTTCTTTTTCCAGCAAGGCTAAAGTCTTGGCAAGGACTTCCGAAAGTGATAGCGTTGATTCTTGGGAGTTCTGCTCCTCGAACATTTGTAACTGATCCGACATAAGTACTATTTTTAAAATTGTGATTATAAGTTTTTATTGCATATTTATCTACTTCAGAGTAATAAGAATTTACCTTAAACCCTGCTTGGCTTAAACCTAAATGAAAGCCACCAATACCACTAAACAAATCTAATAAGTTTATTTTCATTCTCCTTTATCTAATTGGTCTTCTAATGCAGCAAGGGCTCTCCATGCTACCTTTCCCAGATGTAACATTCCATCATCATCTAAAGGATCTGTAGTGTGGTCTATTAGGTGTCTTGTTAAAGCATCTAACTGATCTGTTGATTTACTCTTGTCCCAGTGCAATGGTTTGTCTGGATGATGTTGCTGGTTTCCTATGTAACTTATCTTTGATACATATTTAAGTGCATTAGGAAAATACTTTAACACTCCAGTAAATACTGGCATTTGTTTTCTTTCTTTGTGTTTACTCATAGTCCTAGTTCTTTTCCTTTGTTATACTTCCTTACTATCTTGTTAGCTTCTTCAAGTTCTGTTTCAACTCTTCTTGCTCTTGTAAGAGCTCTAACTTTATCTGATCTATAAGACTCTATTGTCTTTTCGTAAGTTCTTCTTTCATATTCCAAATGTGCAACATAGATTCCTATCTCTGCTAAACATCCTTTACATTCTTTTATTTCTTGATTGTTTGATTCTTTACCCCACTTCATTAATTTATTTCCTAAAGTCTGGTAGTTTGTAACGTATTCTAGTTCTTTGATTAATTCCATTTTATTTGTATTCATTGTAAATTGCTTCTAGTTTATTATACACTTGACCAACAAAGCAAGGACTACAATTAGTAAGATGTTTTTTATCATTAAAAACTCTATTGTATATCTCTAACATTCTTGGTGCGTATTTTGTTATATCGTTCTTTCGTTCTATAAATATATCTTGAAGATACAAAAATTCTTCTTCAGTAAACAGCTCTGGCATCTTATAGGGAAACAGTTCATTTAGTTTCTTCTTTCTTTTGTCGCATCCACAGTCTGCATCTAGTGCTTCTGCTACAGTATCTACAACTTTTTTTATTCCTGTTGCTTTTGTTATTTTCTCAACTGTATCGCCAAATCCTTTAGCTGCTACTTTTTGTTGATATTCAAAATTTGCTTTAAACTTATTGTAATCGCTCATAATCTTCGTTTTTGTAATCTTCGTAATCTTCTTTTAATTTATCTTTTAATATAATTTTTGCATTCTTTAATGTATTAAATATACTTACCCAACTTATTTTTGTTTCTGCTGCAATCTTTCTTATACTCATATTTGTGTCTCTATACAGAACAAAAAGCTTCTTATCATACCAGTGCCAGTTTTCTATTTCATCATCTATTTTTTCGCATATTAAATTATAAGCATCCTGTTCTCTTAAATCAGTGTTGTCTTCTAACTGAAGTAATCCATCATCAATAGAAACTTTCCTAACTTTTCGCTTACTATTATAGTATAAGTAGTAAGTAGTACGTAAAGTAAAATACATATAACCCCTACGGATAATCCCATTCTCAATAACCTTCTCTGGTTTAGCATATTTATATAATATCAAATAACTCTCTTGTACAATGTCTTCTGCATAATCATACTCACCAAACCCATTGACTATTCTGATCCATTCTTTATGTTGCTTCGCTACTAGTCCAAGCCAGTCTGCTGTTGTTCCCATTTCACTGTAACATTTATAAATCCTATTACACACTGTAATGTGTATTCATCAAATCCGTCATCATATTGTTCTTTGTGAAATAATGCTCCTATCATAAAACCTTTTATCAATGCTAAATAAATATCTGCATTCTTGTATTGTCCTATCATTACAAAAATTGTTGTTAATATTAATAGAGATATAAGTATCAAAATAGTAAATCTTTTTTTTGTTTATCTAAAAGGTCTTTATCCATAAATGTAAAACCTATATTATTCTTTTCCATTCTTAATTTTATTGGCTCATCAAATGGTGTACATCTTCCTCCTGTTTCCATTTCTTTAATCTTTAAAACTAAAAGGTTTGAATATATCCAATCAGTTGGATGAGACGTGTACCTGTGAATACAAATCAAATCATCACAGCGGTTTCCCCACTTACCCCCTCCTTCAACACTAGCAATATTTAAAGGCATTGGTAATCCTTCATATTCGTGTCCTTTAGGATGCATACGTCTTAATGCTTCTGTAACTCCATGAGCATTTAAAAATAGTGTAATATTATTTTTTTTAGCAAACAATCTAAACTCTGTACTGACTTGATAGTCGTACTCGTGACCTCCTACTTCTTTATATAGTTGTTTGTCTTTTATTAAAGAGTTGTATGGATCTATAAGTATCGCATCATAATCCCAAGCATCTTTAATTGCTTTAGCTTCTTCTAGTAATTCTTTATATGTGTAGAGCTCTTCAACATCAATAATCTTAAAATAAGTATCAGACCATTCAAGTGCATCTTTTATCTCTGCGTCCTCTGCCTTTGTAATTGGCTTACGCATTTTAAACTCTACTATTTTTCTTTGTATTGATTGAGGTGTATTCTCTGAAGACCAGATTAAAAACCTCTTTTTGTGTTTAAGAGCCCAAATGACGAATAAATACAATATAACAGTTGTTTTGCCAACATTCGCATGACCAATTAATAAATTAAAGTTGCCCTGTTTATATCGTAAGTACTCGTCTATGTCTGGTACTCCTATTTTTAAACCTTCCTTAACCCTTCCGTGTTTTATATCTAATAGTTTTTTAAATATGTTAGAAGAGTTTACTAGCATTTTAGAATGGAAGATTGTCGTTTACGTCTGGCATTTGTGCGTTTGATGTTGTTTCTGCAACAGCATTAACTATTTTCCATCCTGTAACGTTTATGTAGTATTTACCTTTATACTCGTTAGATCTTAAATTAACTGCAACATTAATTGTTTGACCTACTTGTAAGCTGTTTACTAAATCTATATTTTTATTTAAAAATTCTACTGGTATCGTTTGCGGATAGTTTCCAGCAGTCTCTACTAATACAGTTTTTTTCTTTAACTGTTTAATTGTTTCTAAACTTCCTATTGATTTAATAGTTCCTGTAAGTTCCATATTTATTTATTTAAATTATATAACATTTTATAGTCCTCTGATGTTGGTAACAGATTTTTCTCGAAATAAAGATACTTACCTATTAGACTTATGTCTCCTAGTATTTGTTGTTTCTCTTTATCGGTAGCAGCTCTCCAAACTGGATTAAGTGCTATTTCGGTAGCTCTATCTACAGCTCCTTGTTTACTAATAGAATCTTGTGTTTGATTAATTCTAGTCGGTTTCGTCTTTGTCATTTGTAAAAAAATTATTTATTATTAGTTGTTTATCTTGTTTACTTAAAAAGTCAGCTTGTAGTATTTCAAATAAAGCAGATCTTAATCTATCTATTTCTTCTTGCTTTTGTTTAAGTAGTTCTATGTAATGTATTTCAATCATAATATAAAGTTAACAAATTATTTTAATATTATAATAAAATGTTAATAAAATATATTCAAAAAAAAAGAGGGAACTTAATCCCTCCTTTAAACAAAGAACAATAAAAACTAGAAAAATTTACGAATGAAAAGAAAATTGTTTTATTCTATCATTATAATCGTCAATCATTTCTTTGATTTCTATATCTGTAAATTTAGCAATCAATCTGCTTTTTTCTAATAATTTCTTTGACAACTTATCACCAAGATATAAACTAAACTTATATTGCTCACCATATCGAAAGACATTGCACGCTACACATTGGGCGTGTACGTTATCTTCATTCCATCTTGTTGCGTAATGTTTTCTTGATATAAAGTGTCCTGCTTGTATTTTAGTCCAATGATGTACTTCTCCGCAAGTAGAACATCTGCAGTAGCCTTCTGTGTCTGCGTCTCTTAATCTTATGTATTTAGAAAATACAGCATCTAGTTTTTTTATTAAGTTCTTTCGTTTAGGTTTTCTAGGCATAATTATTTATCCATACTTGTTATTAAATGTTTACCAGATTCTGGATCTATCTGTTCTATCTTTTTATAGATGTATTTAGAATTTGCCTTTACTTCTTTCTTTTCTGTTTTAGATGAATCTATACCAAGATTAGTATATTGTATTGCATCTAGTTTTAACAGTTCATCTGATCTGTCTTTTACAGTTAAATTAAAATCATTTATAATTTTATCAGCTAATCTTCTTATATCATCCATATTTAAATATTAATTTATTAATTTATTAAAAATTGTTTTACATTAATTACCACTAACCCACCAAAGTTATCTACTTTTTTTTTAAAAGTAAATAGATGAGTTAATTTTCTTTTTAACAGAAGATGTTAATACTCTCTTCTCTCGTCTTGTCCTTTATAGGATTTATACCTCTACAGATCTTCTATTTAGTTCTTTAAGAATTAAATGTTTTTTTCTACTATAAGTAGAACTATTATACATTGTTATCAATTCTTTAGTTTTAAAACTACAAGGTGGATGATGTTTCCAAGTGTATTGTTTTCCAATTATCTTGCCTCTTGCATCTCTTTTATATTCCTTTGTAGAAGGTTTTAATTTTATTGACATATTAATTAGACTTGTTGTTTAGTTTCTCAAACGTTCTCATTCCTCCAAGTCCTAACATACCAACTAATACTGTCATTAAATGTTCCATTTGTAGTGCTGGTGGAACTTGCTCTTGTCCTAAAAACCATATCAATAAATCTCTTAACACAAAGTTATATGCTAATGCTACACCACAAACCCATCCTATGAAAGGTCTCCATCCAGCTACGAAGATTGTTCTGTGCTGTGCTTCTACTTTATTTATCTCTGATTGTAATTCTATTAATTGTTGTGGATCTATTTCTTTTCCCTTGATAAGCTCTCTTATCTCCATACCTAGTCCACCTATATCAGATTGACTTTGTAAACCTAATAGTTTTTTTAATAGTTTAAGCATATGTCCAAATTACTTTTTGTGTTTTTGTAGGATCACTGTCTACGTGTATAAATGTGTTAGCAACACCTATCCTATAGAATCCAGCTTTGATAAGTGCTGATAGTATTTCGTATCTTGCAGTGCTGGATGTTGCATGTATATCGGCAGCGAATCCTCGTAAATGTGACGAGTTCTCTGATCCTCCCACTTTTTCATTATGCTCTTCAGTTCTGAATCCTGAATTAATTTTAAATGGTATCCCTGCAATTTGACGTGCATGGTTGAGCATGCGGAGAAAAGTTGGATCCATATTACGACCACTATCAGGAAAGTCAGGCGAGTCAAATTCACTGTATGTAAAATAAGATTTCATTAATCATTACATCTTTAATTTACCAAGCCATTTATTCCAGCCTTTAGCAACTGCAATATTAAATTTCTCTAATTTATTTGCTATGTATCTTAATGTTCTTACCATTTCTTATCGTTTAAAAGTTGTAT